CCGTCTCCAAGAGGAGAAGCAGGATCGTTGAATGCAGCAGGTCCTTGTGTGTTACCAGAGAAGTTAGGATCTGGTTCGTTGAATAGTGCTTCGTTTCCAGCTCTTAGAGCAGCACCATTTTGCTGATAGTGTGACTTCATTGCAAAGATTAGTCCTGTAGGACCGCTCATTGGTTGTACACCACAGATGTCGTATGCTACCAAGTTTGGCATAGCACGACGGATGAGGCTAATCATCACTGGATCAAATCCAGCTAGACCGCCTGTATTTGTAGCAAGACCACTACCAGATAAACCGCTTGTACCAATAGCACCAACTGTGTTGGATGCTTCATTGATCATTCCACGCTCTTCTCTGAGTTGTGCCTCTGTGTTTTCTAACAGTACAGCGGTAACAGCTTTTCTATAATTGTCTTTGATGGTGCCAGCACCTTCATGACTTAGAACAGGTGACCACTTTTCTGTTAGAGCTTTTGAGTTAAACATTTTGCTCGTTTAAGAAAAAATAGGTTTATAATTTATTGACCCCAGGTGTTGAGTGCTGAAAGATATTGTGCCATTGCTGGTGATACCTCTGCGTTCTCTTCATCTACTGGTGTTTCGTCTGCAACGTCACTTTGTGTTACAGTTTTTTCTGTGAAGTAAGACTCTTTGATAGTTGTTACTTTCTTAGAGAATTCCTCCTCAGTTGTAAACTCAACACCCTCAGCGAGTGCAGCGAGTTTGTCCTTCTGAGTATCTGCCAATCCGTCGGAAACTCTGTTCACGACATTTAGTTTTGCAGACTCATTTAGACGGGATTGTAATTTCACATTAGCTTTGACCTGTTCGTCAAGCTTAGCTTCCATCTCACGAATTGAATCAGCCATACCTTCTACCACATCCACTTTTTCGTCTGGGATAGAAATGTAGTGCTCTTCAAAGAGACTCTTAAGACCTGCAATGAAGTCTTCAGTGATCTCATTTCTTATTCCACGATCAACGGCTACTTGATTAGTCTCCATCCATTGACCTATGGCGTAGTTGACTGTGCCATCTACTTCCTCGGAAAGCTCTGCCTTAGCAGCATCTACTTGCTTTTCAAGTTCGGTAGCAAAGTGTTCTACAAGCTTGTCGTACTCTTCATTGAGTTTTGCTTTGATTGCTGCTTCAAAGATAGTCTTTGCTTTCTCAGCAAACTCAGTTGAGAGTTCTGTTCCCTCTAATAGGGCTTTAACATCATCGGAAACATCAAGATCCTCATATGTTGGTTTGATTGGATATGTAACAGATGAACCTGTTCCAGTTCCGTATGCAGCATCTGCACCAACTGTAGGTTGTGTACCTTGATCACCAGCATCTCCAATGTTAGATGTTTGAGCAGATCCATCGCTTTGTGCTGCCTTATCTCCTACTGGAGCAGCTGCTTTAGCACCTGGATTCTCTTCACCATCATCATCGTGCTCATTTGGAGTTGTGGATGTACCACCTAAATCTGCAGGAGCAGATTGACCATATGATTTACCAGCATCAACTGTTGGCATAGGATCTTTCCCGCCACCACTTGATGTTTGTGCATCAGAGACTTGAGATGGTTCGCTACCTGTGCCTGGTATGACGTTTGCGGAAACAGTCGGCATAGGGTCGCCTTCCACTAGAGTCACTTTTTGCTCGGCAGCAAACTCCCCAAATTTTTCGTTAAGCTTATCTGACATTAGAGTTTACCTTTATAATTTTCCGTATAGTGATATGAATTATTTATAGAATCAAAGATTTGAGAGGAAATGCTCAAAAACTTGGAGCGTTTTTGCCTCTACATCACGGCGACTTGCGTCACTCATTATTCTTTTATATTTAGCGACTTCTCTTTCTTTTAGAAGTCCGTTGTCCCATACCCACTCCTTACCTTCCATGATTCCGTTTACGAAAGCATCAGGTGCAGAAGGATCTGCAACAATATCTGCGGCTGTTGTTAGCATGAAATCATCACAAACTACATTGCAATCTTCACGCTTATCAATGCTTCCCATGCCACGAGAGGAAACACCTAGTTGAACCCCTTCTCCTAGAAGAGACTTGGCAATGTTACCCATTGGTGTGTCAAGGACTTGTGCCTTACCAATAAAGTTATTACCTTCTGAACGGAGACTTGTAATCCTATGAGACACTCTATCAAGATTAATAGTAGGTCCGTCTGGATGTCCAAGTTCACCAAGAGCACGTTTTGATTTTACATACTCCTCATTATATCTCTTAACCTCACGGTCAAGAACATTATAGGGATACATACGACCATTACGGTTCTTTAGTTCTGATTGTAAGAAAACACCTTCAATGTAGAGAAGTTTTTTTCCATTCTTCTCTTCAGTAATTAGTTTTACGTTTTCAATCGTTTCCGTTATCAGTTTCATTGTTGGGTATCTCTGTCTCGGTTGGTTCATTAAAGAATGTATTAGCAACCACTTGTTTGTAATCTGCCATTGCTTGAGAAGCCTTGCCAAATAACATGTCGTGGATTGCGTCAATCGCACTTGCTCTTTCGTTATTATCAATTTTGTTGACAATATCTACAGGTCCAAGTTCTTTGTTATTTTCAGTTTTGTCTGTCATGATACAATATAACTATTCTATTTATTATTATTGGTTGGTTTAGGTGCGGACTTTTGAATTTCCTTAGTCTTTTCTATCTCTCGTTCTGATGCATCGTCAGCTTGTTGTGCTGCAATCTCAGGTTGGAAGGCAGTATTTTGACGATCCATAGTGTCAAAAGTATTGACATCTTGCGGAGACATAACAAGACCTTTATCAATTTCTTGATTCATTTGCTTGTCCATCTCTCTAAAGTCTTTGTCCTTCTGACCTAGTATTTCACGACGAACATGCTCTATAGAGAAATACTTTCCTACAAATGGATCCATTTGTGTCACTGTTATCATTCTCTGATTCATCATTTCAATATTTTTTAATTCATTGAAGTGATTATCAAATAAGAAGTCATATTGTATATGCTCCTTCATATCGTCCCAGTCTTCTGGAGCGATAATTCCTTTAAGAATTAACTGAGTCTTAAGCATGTCTTGGAACATCTCGCTAAATCTCTTGCGGAGACGTCCAATAAACTTAGTAAACTTAAGTTCGTCACGGAGAACTTCTGTTGTCTTACCTAGATTAAATCCTTTGTTGTCATCTGTAAGACGAGATGGAGGTAAGTTTAAACTGTTGTATAATTTCTTTTTAAAATACTCAACATCCTTGAGTTCACCTAGGTTTTGACCACCTGGTAATGTAGTAATTTCAGTTCCTCTACCACCTTCTCTGCGTGGTAACCAGAAATCCTCAAGCATACTCATATGCTTTTTGTCATCACGCATCTCTCCAGTACTGGAATCGTAAACTAACTTGTTACGATAACGTGCCATTACATCACGGAGGTATTGTTCTGCCTTCACCTTTGGAAGATTACCTACGTCAATGTAGAATATTCTACGTTCTGGTGCACGAGAAAGTCTGTATATAACTAGAGAGTCTTCAATCATTCTAAGTTGATTGAGACCTTTAATTGCTTTATGTAAGAAACCAAGAGTCATTCTCTTGTTTAAATCTTGTAGACCAGATGGACAGAATGTAATAGAATCCACTGCCATCTTCACACCTTTGGATAAAGACATGTCACCAATAGGTCCTAAAACACCACCTTTATAAAAACCTTTTGGATTATAGAGATAATAATCAACAAATGTTCCGTACTCATATTCTAATGCAGTCCCTTTTATTTGTTGCTGCCCAAAAGAGTCTTTTGGTCTATCATTAATTTTCTGACGAACTTTCTTGATCTTCATAGGATCAATATATCTAAGTTCCGTAATACCTTTCTTTGGATTATCTAGATCTATAACTTTATGATAGAAAAGTCTACCATCAATATACCAAGATCTAATAATCTCATGTGCTCTGTTATCAAAATTTAAGAGACGTTTAATGTATTCAAACTCATCTCTAATTTTTCTCTTGACTCCCATTCCAGCATCTAGGTTATCTAAATTAACTTCTACAGGAGTGTCGTGAGCATCACTCACAACAAATTCATTTACAACTTCGTCAACCGCACTGTCCACTTCTGGATGCAATGCCATATCACGATAACGACGAATCATCTCAAACTCATTGCGAGCTTGATTATCCGTATCTACATATGTCCCAAAATAACCACCCGCTGCTACGGCTGTTGCCTCTTCAGCATTAGGAGGGACGGGGGATTGACCCTTCCGACCCTCCTTGCGATTAATCTGGAAGCCAAATAATTGACTCATGACTACCTACTTTATAGTATGCTTCTTCTTTCTATTTATTATACCACAGGAATTGCACTTACGCCAGCTCTTTCTCCACCTTCTGCCTTGAAGTATGAATACTGCCACTCAACTGTGAATTCCTCTATCTGGTCATTGCTATCATAAGCAAGATCAATTTGAGAAACATTAGTTGGGAAGCAATAGAATAGAGTGTACTGTCTAAGAATAGATCCTGTTGTAGTGTCATCTTTTTCAAGTTGCTTAACTTTTAGATCTGCAGTGTAACCAGTGCTACTATTAGGTGTGAACAACTCAGAAGTATTTGCTTCATGAGTATTGATTTTGTTTGCCCACTCTTCAAAGAATCCACGAAGTTTGAAATCTTTATCGTTGAAGAATGTTACAGTCCAAGTATCAAAGGTGCGGTCACCAGCGATCTTTACTGTTCTTCCACGGAAAGGAACTTCTATTACACCCAAGTTAGAACCTGGTAATGCAGCGGACTTACACATGATGTTTGTAGTTTCTAGATCATCAGCACTTTTACCTAATGAACCAGGAAAGTTTACATCCACCATGAACATATTGGGTTTGACGCCTTGCCCAACCCTTTGTATAAATGAACTGACATTTGAACTTGCCATTGTTTGTTACCTCGTTATGTTTCTATGTAATGTGATTATCTACCAACTACTTCGGCGAAAGATACGCCAGTTCTTGTAGCAGTTACTGTAACTGTTACAAAGTTGATTGATCTAGTTGGTTTAAGGTATAGTTCTGCAACAAATTCGTTACGATCAATAACCTCTGGGGAGTTGTTACTATCATCACAAATTACTAAGAAGTCTGTGACACCCCTGCGTGCTTGAACCTCAGTGAGGTAAGAAGACATTGAAGCATTGAATGCATTTCTAGTGATAGAATCATTCTGCTCAAATAATACTCCTTCAGCAAGACCCTTTGCTCTCTTCTCAATATTAAGGAAGAGACGTCTAACATTGATACGATCAAATGCAGATGGAGAAGCAAGAGCAGTCTTGTCTCCAAATAATATAGGACCAGTACCAGGCATTGATACAACAGGGTTTATTGATGCTGTATAGAGATCATCTCTTGCTGCCTTGTTAGGGTTGAATGCTAATCTAACTACATTCTGTAATCCACCACGATTAGTTCCTGCAGGAGAATACCAATCATCTAGAATTGCAGATGTTGATACACATAATCCAGCAATGTCACCATTACAACCGATGTAACGATACTTGTCGTTGAATCTATCGTATGTGTATTTAATTCCACTGTCCTTAACAACATAAGAACTAGAAGCAATGTTACCAAAGAAGTCAATTGTGTTGCTCAATTGTAATGCTGCTGTAAGTGGAGTTCCACCTGATGTAGCAATTTGGTTACCTGTGTGAGGTGAAATGAATGCGATGCAATCTTTTCTTGTGTTAGCAACACCAGCAACAGAACCAGCCTTAGCGATTGTGTCACTCTCAGATCCCATTGATCCACCCATAAGAACAAAGTCAACTGTTGTTTCTTCTGTATCTAAGAATAGATTGTATCCTGCACCGATCTCTCCAGCAGTATATG